GTCCCTTCATAAGCCGCCTTACCAGCTTTGTAAATTCCTCTATAAGCCATCTTCTGCTCCTATTGTAGTGGTGGTCCCTGTTGAGGAGGCTTCCCGCCGCCACCCATTCCACCTAGTAGTTGTTGAATCACTGGGCCAAATTGCTGAATTAACCCTTGTATGTCAATGCCACCCTTAGCTGCTGGATCTCCCGGTGCTAAAGGCTGTTGCCCTGCGCCTCCCTGTGCTGAAGGCTGTTGCCCTGCGCCTCCCTGTGCTGAAGGCTGTTGCCCTGCGCCTCCCTCTTGAGGAGCTTCAATAATTCCTGCTTCCATTGCTAACTTGCTCACTTCCTGATACAACACTTGCAAAAATTCAGGGTTCCCCTGCGCTCTACGCAATATAACTTCGTGCTCTGGCACAGATACTTCACTTGCTATCCTAGAACCTGACAACTTAAAGAACTCTTTAATCAAGGGAGCTATATTGATGTACTCTGGGCCAGCCCTCAAAGCCAACTCCATCTGTTGTTGCATCTCATTCAACTTAGAGAGACGATTTGTGTTTACTGAATTTGCTGCTATGTCTATATCGTACTGACCTTGTATTTCTTTTGCGGTAACTTTCCGCATGGATGTTTCAGCACCCTCAACAACTCGGAAGAACATTTCATCCGAACCAAACTGTTGCAACAGTTGTAGAGTTTGCAATACAGCTTCGTTCAATCCAACTGCTACATTTCTCAACATCATCTCCAGCCGCTGGTTTCCCTCGTTTACTATTGCGCTGACACCAGTAGCTGTCTTGTTCTGGATTGCTGTTGCATCATTACCTATAGCAAAATCAGATACTCCAATACGATCCTGTATGAGCCTTCGGACGAGTTCTTCTTCTCGGAAGGAGGAGAACTTAACGTCTCCAGTTTGCAGTATCCCAATCTGATTAGGCCCAGCAGGGAATCCCACTCCGGGGCCGGGGCGATGAATTTCAGGATCGACATCGGAGTTTGGATCATACCAAAACATCGTTGCGTTCGTAATCGTTCCATTGTCGATACGCATGTTGTGGATATCATTGAGTTCCTGTTGTAAGTCAGTAATTATTTCACATACTCCCTGCGACTCAAAACGCCCCGGAACAGGGAAGATGCGAATTTCTGCAAATGGTTTCTTTCCGTGTAGCAGATCTGATTCTCTAACGGATAGCAAGACATTATGTCTAGCGGAGAATGTAGCAATGATGTCCTCCATTCTCCCATCACCATCAATGTCATACTTACCGTGGAACTCTATTAACTCAATCTCGTTGAGGCTTTCTATCGGCTCTTCTGACTCAGTTACAAACCCTTCTTCTAAAGTTTGGACATCACTAAGCAATGCCTCACCGTGAGTCGATATTCCTTCATCACTACTGTCGCTACCACCAACATTAAGCTGGTCGATATTTGTATACAGCCCCTCGTCTTGAGCCTTTAGCAGCTCATCGAAATCTCTCCTAAACCTGTGGGCGCACCAAGCAGACTCCTGAACCGTTATAGCTCTAGGGTGATAAATAAAGTCCTCAATGGGGATGAATACCCAATCAGGATTATCATAAGTAATCTCTTCACGCTCCATCTTAATGAATGGCTGCTTAGCCCAATCATGATTCCCCAAGATAAAAGCCATCTGGTCTAGGAATTCTAAATGATCAGCAGTAGCCTTCCCGTTCTGCACCATGTCCTGAACAAGAGATACTTCATCCTGCACCTCTCTCTGGTTTAGCTTGCGCGTGTACTTCCTTATAGCCTTTTTCCATATTATCTTTACAGTGCCACGCCCATAAATGAATGATTCACGTATCCAATCTTGTACTTTTGAATAGACTTGAACACGTTTGCTGAGAACAAAGTCCAACATATGCTCAACATCATGGGCTTTATCGTGGTCTGATTGGGTAGGGGGGGCATCGTTCCCCCCCTCGGGTGCCATCGGCTTGGTAGCCGCTTCGCTCACCCCTCTAGCCGTAACAAACGGCTGAATACTGAATATTGGGTTGATCATCCGACTCACTAATGTATCGACTATGATACCTGTGATTGGAATATGGAGGTTAGAACACCCAACCCAAGGAAAATCTTTTTCTTTTACAGTGCCTTTATATTGCCTGTACCACTGTTGCAAGTTCTGCTGCCATAACCCACGACTATCTACAGAACTCTGAATGGATTCAGATAGAAATTGCAGAAAATCTGCCTGCTTCGCTGGGTCGTTCAGGCGTGTATCAATCGCAGGCTCTACGGTGTTGTCCTTTGGCTTCTTAATAAAGTCACCGCTAGCCAGCTTAGTAGGGCGACTCGTTTGCTTAACCGTATCGTTCTTTACCTGCTCTGGAACACCTGCCGACTTCTGATTGTCGCTAAATTCTTGAGCCATTAAATACCTTTTTGCCTAAACAACAGTTCTCTGAGCTCTCTAAATTCCTCTGTGGCTAGAGCACGCCGCATCCCCTCTTTATCTATTTTAAAACTACTATCCGCTGGGGCAAGTCTTCGTTCAGGTGCTGGGGGGTCATTCCATCTTTGCCCTTGTCTTGTATGGCCTTCTGAACTTTTTTTAAGATCTTCTTGAGCCTTTTTCCATATTCGCTCGAAATCCGCATCGTCCTTCTTTTTCTTAGCCAAGCGGCTAGGAGATTTTCGAGCCTTCGGTACCGCTCTCGGTCTACCTCTTTTTTTAACTACTCCTTTACGAGGCTTCTTTTTCTTACCTGTTGCGTGATCTATAGCCATTCGTTCCCCAAAAAAAACGGCTCCTGAACTCAGAGCGTGGAGTGCACCCACACTTCTATGAATTCAGAAACCGTCTATTTGTTAGATAGGTCTTTGTAACTAATTACAAATTTCTAGTAACTTCCTTAATCTCCACCTTCATTATGTTGCCTTCGGAGAAGTGGATAGTTATGCTACCATTCAGGTAGTCATCCATTAACTGTTTAATCTTTAAGTAGATCTTCTCAATAGAGATGGGCATAGAGGTGTCGTTACATTATAAGATGCATAGGGTTCCAAAAGGATTCATAACTTCTTACAATTCTTTGGTGTATTTGGACAAACACAGGAATAACATATACCTTTGACCGAAACCATCATTCCTTTGGGTATTTTTATGCGTTCACCCACTGTTTTCCCCGGTGGAACATCACGATGCATAATGAACACGTAGGCTTTTTTGTTCATGCCATCATACCACCCCATGAACTCTGTAGATGGCGGGTCTTCCAAGAAATCCTTGGTATCATTATCAGCCCAATCATTACGTATCATGGTATCCTCCCACTCTACATAATATGGAGCACCCTTTTTCAGCCTCCTAAATTTCATGCTCACGACATGCTAAACGGGAAGTTAGATCCTTGCGGATGCTTACGTCCCCCTACATAAAAGTCCCACAATATGTAAAAATATACTTCCCCTTTTCGGTGAACAACGTGTTTAATCCTTATTTTTATTGGATTGCGCAATAACTTTCTCGCACTGGCTTATGAGCTCATTTATAGATAAGTCCCATTTAGCAGCATTTGCCCACTTGGTTACCCATTGGACATTATTTATATCTCCCTTAACCTCTGGATATTTACTAACTGGCTTGATATGATCCAAGGACATGTTCACCGTTGGAACCAACTTGTCACCAGTTATACTACAAATGTAGTTCTGCTTCTCTGCTAGAACTTCTAATTCTTTGGCAAAACCACCATGCCCCAACCTGTTTGCGGATGTGTTTTTATAAAAGTGCTTGGCACATAAGCGTCCACCCATAAACGCTTTCGTCTTGCAGCTATATGTATTACATAGGCCGCTGCTACTTGTCATTTTTTTGTGTCTCTTGTACCTCTGCTTAGCATAGACTTGAGCACAATCTTTACACCAATACGATAATCCGTCTAAATTGTTCTGCTGCTTGTGATACAAATCTAACGGAACCAACGCCTTACATTTACTGCAAAACTTTTCCGAATCCTGCGGAAGAATGTCTGCTTCCAATTGTGAGTCCATAAAAATTTTAGGATTTGGATTTCGTAATCTATCGCCCTAATTAACCTCATTACCATCAATATGGGGTAACTTCCAAGCAATTTCTTGAAGAGCATTTGATACATCCCTTAGTGATACAGCTATGTCTCCCTGTATTTTGGATATCTCTACTACAGAAACTAGAGAATCCTTCTGAGACTTCACCAATGCACTAAGCATATGTAGAAGAATCTCTTCGTTCTGTAGCACTATCTTAGAGTGAGTCGTCTGCTTCATAAAAGGCTTCCGCAATATCTGGAAAATAGACAGTAATAAATGAAAGCAACTCCATCTTCGCTTGGAACTGCGCCTGCGTGATTGTAAGTTCATGCCGCTCTCTTCTGTCACGAATATGGTTTAACTCCCTTATTGTTTCTTTACGTTGGCTCACTGCGCTCATTCTTAGCTTTCCTTAAGAGCTCTTTCTCCTGCACCCAGATGCTGTGCAAACGGTGGTACTCATTTTTATGGGCTAGCATCTCAGCCTCCACTTCTGCCAAGCGTTCACTTGTATACACTTTAACTGGTTTCTTCTTGGTCGTACTCATTCATAATGTCCTTGATGGTGGATCTTAGTTGCTGGAAATCGCCATCGTTCTTTAAAAAAATCTTCGGCTTAACTCCATCCATCTGTGTCTCTGAAAGGTGACTCCCCGGCAGAGTTTCATTCTGCTTACGAGTAACCATCCAGATGACACCGCCCAGCCCACGAATCTTCTTGGCTTCGTTTGGGAACCTAACATCTTCAACAGAGAGCTCTAACTTGTTGTCAATATTAGCCAACACTCTGCGGTGCCAACTGTCAATCCAGATGTCTTCCGTCAGCATCTGCCTACCCCACTCTGTTCCAAGAGTCTGCATAACATGACGAGGCGTATGGCCTCCAAAGATCATGTTTGGGATTTCTTTGAGCCTACCTTCTACCATCTCATCCGTGACACCGGGGATACATAACATCATGTCCTTGAGCGTCTTGCTAAACTTAGATCGGCAGTAGTCATGATCTTTAGCTAAAATTTTAGCCACGGTAGACTTCCCAGACCCAGCCTTGCCCATAATTCCTATTATAAGCGGCCTACTCATCAACCAATTCCAACGTGCACTCATCTGGAAGAATAGCACAACATGTTACATAGAACTTCCCCATGTGCCTGTAGGCAGTTTTGATGTACCAAATCGTACCATCCATATCCTCGTATACCATTTTGTCAACTATCTTCTCCATGTGACCTTTGGCACACTTCATAACTGTAAAGCTAGATGGTGAAGTCATCTCTGGCTCCTTCTCCACTTCCATAGTTGTATAGTTCTGCGTGGTTAACATATCAAGCTCTCCATATACCCATTGATTACATTAGCATTATAACATTCTTCTTTTGGCTGTCAATGTAATAAAGGCTTCGCTTCTTTATCATCC